AGTACCGGACGGGCTTTCACCAGCACCAGTCCGAATGGATCTGCTTCGAGCACGCCGGCTGGGCGCGCCAGAAGGCCGAGTCATGGTGGCGACGGAGATCGGTCGCTCCGGTGCCGCGGACTGCGGCCGAGGCGGAGCTGCTGGCCAACGACGGCGCTCTCTGCCGGACCCGTGCGATCACCGTGCGCGCCGTGGTGGGTGACCAGTTTCCACGGATCATCGGTTACGAGTTGGATGACAGACCCGTCTGGCGCGAGCCGGGGATGGACGACGATCTCGAGCCGGCGGGAGTCCTGGCTGGTGGTTCCGCGGGCGCCTACAACCCGCAGGATGATGACGATCTACCCTTCTGACCTTGAAGTAGGTGCTTGTGGGCGAATCCAAGGGGAAGATGCTGCAGGCGGCGTTGAGGTATGCAGAGCTCGGGTACCCGGTCTTCCCGTGCGTTCCGGGAGGGAAGGCCCCCGCGACGCCGCATGGGTTCCTGGACGCTACGACGGACCCTGGCCAGATCGAGACCTGGTGGACGGCGCGGCCGGAAGCCAACATCGGCATGCCGACCGCCGGACTGCTGGTCGTGGACGTCGACGGGGTTGACAATCCCTGGCCCGGCGAGTCGGTGGAAGGGTTGTCGGGATGTCCGGTGTCGCTGACGCCCCGGGGCGGCCGGCACTACATCTTCCGGCAGCCGGCAGGCAAGAGCTGGAGTAGCACAGCAAGCCGAATCGCCCCGATGGTCGACACCCGGGCCAACGGCGGCTACATCGTCCTGCCGCCCTCGGTGGTCGGGAGGAAGACGTACCGATGGGCGGAAGACCTCACGGCGGGCTCGGCGGATCTGCCCGAGCCGCCGGCGTGGCTTGTCGCTCAGGTCGACGGCGGCGCGGACCTTTTCGTCCAGGAGGCCAGCCGGCCTATCGAGGACAGCCAGGTAGTGGCCCAAGGCGCACCCGTGGCGCCCCAGGGCGCGACGCCGGCGGCCGGAGGCAACCTAATACCAACCGGCCAACGCAACGCCACGTTGGCGCGCCTGGGCGGGGCCATGCGCCGGGTTGGGATGAGCCAGGAGGAGATCCTGGCCGCCCTGACGCGAGCCAACCAGGACCGCTGCCGACCGCCGCTCTCCGGGAGGGAAGTCGAGCGGATCGCCGCTAGCGTCGCCCGCTACGAGCCCGACCAGGTCACCGTCGCGGTGGCTGAGAACCACTGGGGGCAGGATACCGCATATGTCGGTGCGATCGACGAAGGGCCCCTCGATGTCCGAGACCCCGGCCCGATGCCGGATGAACTGTTCCGGATCCCGGGCTTTGTGTCTGAGGTCATGGATCACTGCATGGAGACGGCTCCGTACCCTAACCTGGTAATGAGCTTCGCTGGCGCGCTGGCACTACAGGCGACGCTCGCTGGCCGCAAGATCCGCGACCCGGGGAATAACCGAACGAACCTCTACCTGCTGGGCTTGGCGCATTCGGCCGCCGGCAAAGACCGGCCTCGGAAACTCAACACCGAGATTCTTCACGCGATCGGGCTGTCGGGGCAGGTCGGTGGGCGGTTCGCATCGGGCGAGGGTATCCAGGACGCTCTCTACATCGAGCCCACGATGCTGTTCCAGACAGACGAGATCGACGGTATGCTGCAGTCGATCAACAAGTCTCGCGATGCTCGCCACGAGAACATTATGGGGACGATGCTGACGATCTATTCGTCGGCCGACTCGGTGTTCCCCATGAGGCGGAAGGCGGGAAAGAACGCGCCCGGAGCCATCGACCAACCGTGCCTGGTCGTGTTCGGGACCGCGATCCCGAACCACTACTACGAAGCGCTCTCTGAGCGGATGCTGACCAACGGGTTCTTCGCGCGCATGATCATCCTCGATTGCGGTGGGCGATCGCCGGGACAGGAACCGAGACTGAGGCCGTTACCGGCACGGATCCTGGAAACTGCCCGCTGGTGGGCAGAGTTCCGGCCCGGAACGGGCAACCTCGAGGTCTGGCATCCGGAGCCCCGGGTCGTACTGCAGACGGAAGAAGCCAGGCAGATCCTGGTTGAGACACGCCTTGAAGCGGAAGCCGAATACGCGCTGGCCGAGGCTGCCGAGAACGAAGCCGGCACGACGGTCTGGGGTCGCGTCAGCGAGCACGCCCGAAAGCTCGCGTTGCTCTATGCCATCAGCGAGAACCACATCGAGCCGCAGATCGGACTGGCGGCAACCGATTGGGCGCGGCGGTTCGTCACGCATCAGGCCCGGCGCATGCTGTTCATGGCCCAATCGCACGTGGCTGAGAATCCGTTCCAGGCGGAGTGCCTGAAGTTCCTCAAGAAGCTCGGAGGGGCGCCCAGTGGCGAACTCGCGCACAGCGTCCTTTTGAAGCGGATGAAGGTCGACGCCAAGACCTTCCAAGTGCTCGTGACGACCCTGGAGCAGCGCGGGGACATCATCACCCGAACCGCGTGCGCCCGCGGCACGACGGCGCGCCACTATAGGCTGGTGAACTGCGGCCTCGATCGACAAATCCCCCCTCCAAAGTGAAACGAGCATGGGCTCAAGCGAAGCAATCCGATATCAATCCAACAGATGCACGCTTTTTCACCTTTTCACCCCATCTCGCAGGGGGTGAAGATGGTGAATTGTAAATGCTGTAGGTAATTATAAACAAACACTCTCTCTCTCTCCTATTCCCCATTCACCCATGCTCGCGCGTATTTTTCTCTCTCTTTGCGCGTGTGTATGAGACCCCGGGGGTGAATGGTGAAAAGGTGAAACGCATCGATGGACTGGCGACGCAGATGGCACTTCACTAGAATTGAATTTACGCGGGAGGGAGAAGTGGCGATAATTCCATACTGTTTTTCACTTCAGAGTGGGATCGGCCACGGCCACATCGGCTTGGACCGCAGCAGACACGTTTTTAGTTCCCCATCGGGGGCCGTAAAGGGCCTCGCGGCTTTGCGTCTCCCCTCGGTGCCGAGGCCGGAGTATAGCTACTGTGGTGAAAGTCTCGAAACGCACTCAGTAGCCTGACGTCGTTGCAGAAAAGAGATGCTGATGTCAAGAGAAGACCTTCCGCAACGGTCTGCATCGCACGATATCGAGGCTGCCGCCGAAACCGCGCTGCGTGCGGCAGTAACCGGATGTAACTTCTTTGTGATTCAACAACAAGACCTTAACGACTACGGCACGGACGTGCAATTGGAGGCACGTGCCGGTGATGCGATGACGAATATCCGGGTCCATGTCCAGCTTAAGGGCACTAGCACAGCGCAGAATGTGAATAGCTCAATTAGCATCTCAGTGTCGCGCAGAAACCTGAATTACCTCTTAGCGCAGAAGGACTCACTTTATGTATGCTACCACTTGCCAACGCAAAGGCTCCTTGCTCGATACGCAGAAGACGTTTATTCGGAGTACGAACATCGTGCAGCAACATGGGACGAGCAAGAAACTGTAACGGTTCGGTTCAACGAGGTCTTTGACGATGAATTTCAACAACGGCTTAATGCTCGGTTGATTGCGGCCGGCAGGACATCAACTGCCCATCGTCTAGAGTGGGCGGTCACACCGCCAGATCGGGCCATTCCTCTCCTGAGGGCCGCAATCCCCGAAATACATGTACCTGCTCAACGCGAGCAGGCAGAAGCGCTCTTAGCTGCCCTGTATGGGGACGGTAATGACGCTGCAATCAGTAAGTACTTTGAACACTTTGCCGCGGTCCTCGGAGCCGTACCGGGTGGAATGGACCTCGCCTACATGGCTGAGATAAACCTGGGCCTCAACGGATTCCAGAGTGATAGCATGCGAATTCGGGAGGCGATCGACGTCTGCCAGCAGGCAATTGAGAGCCGTCGCATTCTCCCAGCATCAGGATTGTACTGCATAGGCAATGCCTGGAGCGGACTTGGGGAGTACCAGCAGTCACAACAGTCATATCAGCAGGCGATGAGCCTACTTGAAGGAACTGGATTGGTCCAATTGTCCGCTCAGTGCTGCAAGAATTTGGGTTCTGTACTGGAATCCCAAGGACTCAATGACGAAGCGCGGCATTATTACGAACGGGCACTGGAGTTCGATTCAACCCTTGCAGAGGCTTGGTTGGCGTTGGCCCTCTGCCACTGGCGCAAAGATCAGCTGGGGGAAGCCCTGAATTGCCTTGATCGGATCGCACCGAGGCCTGGGTCGCACATGGATATGGCTATTGTGCAGGGCTATAGGATGGATATCCTATTTAAGATGGGAGAGTGGAGGAGCGGCTTCAGGGAGATCGCCAACCTCCTTGATTCGGCCGATCGCTATGACTGGGTGTGGCCATGGTGTGCGCGGAATGTTGCACAATTCGGGCGTCGGTCTAGCGAAGTGGCCGAATCCGCGTTCTCCTTTTGGAATCGATATTTGGACGCGCATCCCACAGAGCATGCGGCAGAGCGCGAGCGAATTCTCTGTACGTGGCAGATTCACGCGGCAAAGCGACCTGTGCAAATGAACTTCGACGAGTTCGAGGTCTTAGCCACTCGACTGATTGAAGGAGGCGACTCCAATCCAGCATTTCTATGGGATCGTGTGGGACATTGGGCGGCGCATGATGGCCGATGGGAAGTTGCCGAGGGCTATTTCCGAAGGGCATATGACCTTGAGCCGGCGAACTATGGCTGTTGCATGGGCGCAGCATACAATCATCTAGGTCGATATATGGAGGCTGTAGATGTCTTGTCTGTCTTCCTAGATACTCATGAAGATGACCCAGTCGGGTGGTTCAACCTAGCACATGCGTGGGACAGTATCGGGCATGCCGCTAACGCCATCGATGCCTATGAGAGAGCGTTGGCGTTGGATAAGGACTACGCCGCGGCAATGTACAACCTGGGTGGTGTATACTGGAATGCTGGACAGCAAGGACATGCCTGTGAAGTGTGGAAAGTCGCGGTCGCCCGATTCCCTGAGCACGAGTTAGCAAAAAAGGTCAGGGAGCGTATCCCGGAACTGAATTGAGTTGTGCAACACTATAGTGAAGAAGACCCCGCAGCATCACGACGGGGTCCTCCGATTCCGCCTCGGGAACTTAGGTGATGCCTTCGACAGCCTTCATAAGTGCCTTGACCGCCGCATCGTCCTTCGTTGCGGCGGCGACCAGCAGGTTCCGCGCGAACTTCGATGCTTTCGCCGGCCCGGCCGCCTCGTGGATGGCGTCGCGCTCGGCCTCGGTCAGTCGGAAGGCGAAGACGCAGAGCTCCTCGCGCGGGGCCTTGGCCTCAACGGCCGGCTTCTTGGCGGCGGGCTTGCGGGCCCGCGTGGTCTTCTTGGTGGTCTTGCTCATCAGTCAGTTCCTTTCGCTCGGGTCCAGACGCGCGATCCGGCTGGGCTCTTTGCCGCAGCCCTCGCACGCCACGCGCCCGCCCTGGCGGTCGATCTCCACCATGTCGGCGGGCGTGATCTCCTCCCACTGCTCCCAGATCCAGGTGTCGGACCCGGGGTAGGGGATGTGGCAACAGGCGCAGACGATGCTGCCCTGCTCGCTCCAGAACACCTGATGGGCGTCGAAGCCGAATCGTGGCGTCGTGTTCGTCGCCATGTCAGTCGACCTCCTGCGGGATGTTCGCCGCGAACACCAGCGTCCCGTCCGCGCCGTAGATCTCGACGCGGTCGATCCGGGTGTCGGGGTTCTCGCGGCCGGCGCGCAGGATGGCCTGGCTGGCCCGCATGGCGGTCAGCCGCCCGTAGGCTTCGAGGCGCGCCTCTTGCCGGTCGGTGAAAAGTGTCGGGTTCTCGTCGATCTGCAGGCCGCCTTTGAACTGCAGCTCGAGGTCTCGGAGCGAAGCCTCGAACATGAGGTCCTCGAGCGTGCTGTGGGGTTTCGGGTCGACCACGACCCAGAACTTGTCGTCAGGTCCGTAGCGCATGGTCTACCTGTCTTTCCGTGCACCACGCTCGTGGATCTCCATCTCGACGTTCGCAGCGATGTCCGCGATCGTGTCACTGAGCTGGTCCACGTGCACGAGTGCATCCGCCACGCCCTCGAGTTCAGCGAGCGTCTGAAGATCGCCTCGGATTGCGGCGATTCTCTTTTCGACGGCCTCAAGGGTGCCGAGGTCTTTCCAGTTGGCCTGCCGGGCCATTGATCTCCTCCTACGTTATGCGCCGGGCCCCGTGCCCGCCGCAGTCACAGTGACGAGCTTTCTGGGCCAAATGGGAAGGCAATTAGATAAGTAACTGCATTAATTCCAGCGTGTTATAATCGCGAGGAGTGGCGAAAGGGGCCCACATCTGGCCACGGTGGGCCTCAGGCGGCAGCAGTTACGACTATCACACCCATCCGTCCATCCACCCGCCACTATGGTGCCTAGGTGTAGGCGGCTCCGGCTTGACCTGCGACGGGGATTGCGCCAGGGCAGCCGCGCGTTCGGGCAGGGACTTCACCACCGCCTGACCCAGGATGTAGAGGGCAGCTAGGCAGTAGACCTCGAGGTCGAGCGCCTCGTTGCGCTCGCGGATTTTGACCCACTCCCTCACAGTTCCGCGGTTCTTCACCCACTTGCGGATGGCCTTTTCGGCCGTCAACTGGGCGATGTACTCCTCATCGATCCATTCAGGCAGATGGCAGTAGCCCGGTCCCAGCGTCCCAATCCGAAACCGTGAGTAGACGATCTCCTTGCCCGTGTCCACGCAGAGGGTGAACAACTTGGCTCGGTAGCGGTTGTGATCGGACGGGCGGCCCACGAGCGGCTTACCGCGCTCAGAGCCACCGCGCACCGCGAACACACGCCGGCTGAGCCGGGCGCGGCAAAACCGGTAGACCTGCTCAGAGTGGTGGCCGCCGCTGTCAACGGCCACGCATGCAATCGGGACCCGCTGGCCGCTCTTGTGGGTGAACTCCGTCCGCAAGAAGCGATCGAGTTCCAGCCAGACCTGGTCGCGCCCGGGGTCGCCATGAAATTGAGAGAAGGCGATGAGCCAGGATTCCTCAGCAGCGCCGTATCCCTTCACAGCGCTCTCGAGGCGGTCGCCCTGGACGTCGACCGAGGCGACAAGGATGCCCACGCCGGACGGCACCTCGGCCTCGTACCGCTCTGCTCGGGCAAGCAAGCTGTCGGGATTGACCGTCTCCCCGCGCTCTTCCCAGGTTTCACCAAGCGCGCTGTTGATCCAGTTCTTCAGGCGCATCGGGTCTTCCTTGGCGGCGAGGAACTCGGCCACGTTAGCGGACCAGGGCAGCCAGCCTAGGGGGGAGTAGAGACTGGAAAGGTGGAAGCCGATCGTTTCGCCGTTGCCCTTCGCGGTGGGGCGCCACTGGCCCTGGCTGAGCATCTGGGTCTTGAACCGCTCCTCGATCAGGACACCACAGTGGACGCAGACCAAGGCCGCGGTCTTGGGGTCGTCGTCGCGCCAGCGGATGTTCTCCCACCGCATCCAGTCAAATTGGCCGCACTCGGGGCAGGGGACGAAGAACCGCCGCTGATCGGAGGCCAGGAATTCCCGCTCGATCCTGGAAATCCCCTTGATCGTCGGTGTTGAGACCAGGAACACCTTGCGGCGCGAGTACAGGGGTCCCGTGGTGCGCTTCTCTGCCAGCGCGATCGGGTCGCCCTGTCCGTCGACGTCACCCGGGTACTCGTCGATCTCGTCGCAGAAGAGCCAGCGGATCGGCATCGATTTGACGCCGGTCGCGGAGTTCGACCCGGTCAGGAACAGGACCCCGCCAGGGAATTCCTTGATCAGAAGGCTGTTGCCGCCGTCGCGGGAGCGGGCCTCGCGGACCAGGTCCTGCAGGACCGGCGTGGTGGCGATCATGGGGTCGAGGCGCTGCCGGCTGAACCGCCTGGCCTCGTCCACGGTCGGGCGCAGAACGAGGATCGGCCCCGGCGCGTGGTGCATGGCGAACCCAAGCCAGTTGTTGCCGGCTTCGGTGCCGCCCAGTTGGGAGCCTTTCATGAAGACGACCCGGCGAGCCGGCGAGCGCGGACCCAGGGCGTCCATGATCTCGCGCAGGTACGGCGTCGTGTCAGTGTGCCAGTGCACCGCCGCATGGCCCGACCGGTTGCCTAGCACACGGTGCTCATCGGCCCACTCGCTGACGGTCAGCTGCGGATCGGGTTGCCAACCAGCCCGGAAGGCGGCTTCGTAGACTTCACGGCCGTTCTGCATCTGCGACCTCCAAACAGATCCGCTCGATCTCTTGCTCAAGGATGCGCTGGACCTCGGCAGGCTCCTGGATGGCAGCTAGGACGGTGGCCAGCCGCTCGGGCAGGGCGATCAACTGATCTCGAGCTTTGCGGGCCATGTTGAACGCTCCGAGGCGGACCTCGTCGGCACGCACGAGGGTGCCGCGCCTGCGATCCAGTTCGAGCTTGGCCAGTTGTGCCTGGTAGAGCTCCCGGGCGGCGCGGGCCTTGGCGTAGCCGATCGCCGTGTTGGTTCCTCCGATGCCCTCGTCGGCTCCGCTCATGTCCATGGGCTCAGACGGCTCTCCCGGGCCCCTGGCTTGCTTGGGCCTACCTGTGATGCGGTTACGGGGCTTGCTCTGATCGGTGTTCTCCTGCCACTGCTGGCCTGCCTGAGTCGGGTCGATCTTCCCGTTCACGGCCGAGATCCGCCCCGCCTTTACGGCGCGCTGGACGGCCACGTGGGAGACACCGAGCCGCCGCGCGTACTCGCGCTGGGAGATCAGCTCCTTCTTCGGTTGCCTGGCCACCGGCTACTCATCCCGAGCAGCCCCGCGGTCAGCGGCGACCGCGTCGAACGTGCGTCCGTCTCCATCGAGCGTGGCCTGCTGGCCGGTGGCTTCCTGCCAGCGCATCACGATCACGTCGGTGTAGGCGGGATCGAGTTCCATGAGGAAGGCATGCCGGCCGATCTGGTCGGCACCCATGAGGGTCGAACCGCTGCCGCCGAACAGGTCGAGCACGTTCTCGCCGGGCTTCGAGGAGTACTGGATCGCGCGCACGGCCAGTTCGACCGGCTTCTCGGTCAAGTGGACCATGCTCTGCGGATTGACCTTCTTGACCGCCCAGACGTCGACGGCGTTCGTCGGGCCGTAGAACTTGTGCCCTGCCCCCTCGCGCCAGCCGTAGAACGCCCATTCGTGGTTGCCCATGAAGTCCTTGCGGGTGAGCACGGGGTGTTCCTTCACCCAGATGATCGCCTGGCTGAAGTAGAGGCTGCAGGCCTTCAGGACCGGCGGGTAGTTGGCGCAGTTGGCGTAGCCGCCCCAGATGTAGAAGCAGCGACCGGGCTGCAACACGCGTGCGATGTTCCCGAACCAGGCCAGGAGCAGCTCGTCGAAGGCCTCGTCCGAGACGAAATCGTTGGCCAGGGGCCGGTCCTTCGGGCGCATCTTGCCGGTGGGCTTCGACTTGGTCTTGTGCCGCGCGAGGTCGAACCCCTGGTGGTGCATGCCCTTGGCGTCGGAGGCTTCCACCGCGCTCTTGGCCGCCGGGAAGCTCGACAGCCCAGCGGCGATCGCGTTGTTGGACCGCGGTTCGACCTTCACGTTGTAGGGCGGGTCGGTATTCACGAGGTGGATTACGGCGCCGCCCAGCAGCCGATCAACCGATGTGGGGTCGGAGCTATCGCCGCACAAGAGGCGGTGGTTGCCCAGGACCCACAGATCGCCCTGTTGGCTCACTGGCTCATCGGGGGGTTCCGGGGCGGGTGCTTCCTCGATCGACTCATCGTCCAGCAGATCGTGCAGCTCGTCCAAGCCGAACCCGGTCAGCTCGAGGTTGAAGTCGAGGCCTTCGAGTGCCTTCAGTTCCGCGGTCAGCAGGTCCTCGTCCCAGCCGGCATCGAGGGCGAGCCGGTTGTCGGCGATGACGTAGGCCCGCTTCTGGGCTTCGGACAGGTGAGTGAGTTCGATCACCGGGACGATGGCCATCCCCAGTTCGCGGGCGGCCAGCAGCCGCCCATGGCCGGCGATGATACCGGCTTCGCCGTCGACCAGGATCGGGTTGGTCCAGCCGAACTCGAGCAGGCTGGCGGCGATCTTGGTGATCTGTTCCGCGCTGTGGGTCCGCGGGTTACGCTCGTAGGGGCGGAGCCGGTCGATGTTCCAATGTTCCAGTTTGCCGGGCAGACGGACGGGGGAGTCCGGACCTGCGGAATCGCCTGTAGAGGCCGTTTCAGGCGCGTTCTCGGGCTTCTTGGCTTCGCCGCGCCTGGAACGGTTGGAACGGCTGGAAACTTGTTTCATGACTCTCCCACGCTTTGTGAACCGGGGTCCGCCGTCACCCGCTTCTGAAGGCCAAGTAAGTACCTACAAAATCATGAAGTTACGAATCGTCCTGCTTCCAGACCTGGCTTGCATGTTGGTAGATCGACTCGAGAGTGAGACGACCCTCCGACATCGCGACTAGTGCCATCGCCCTGCGTGGCTGAGGGGCGTGGCCCCAAAGCCATTTGTAAACGGCTCCATTGGTGACCTTTAAGTCGGGGTCGTGAGCGAGAGCGTTGACAATCTGTGACACCCCGACATCGCTCACCCAGCGGCCGAACTCGGTATTCCAGCGATCGGCGACGCGCTTGGCGCCTCCTCGGTTAGGTGCCACTTTGCGGAACGTCCTCTCTTCTGGTGCGAGACCTGGGCACAACTGAGAAGCGCAGAACGTGCTTCTTTTGGTTATCTACCCCGAGAATGATAGATGTGTCGGGCGAAACGGAGTTATGACTGCGGCAAAGGCGAGGAGGTAGGGCGTCCCGGTGATCTCGGTAGTGGGGGTGAGTAGGTAGTGCACGAGACATGGACGTTGAGCCACAGCTGAGAACTTAGGCCGATTGGACTTATCTCTGAGGAACGCTTGAGACTACGGCGACGGAACCTCTGCGTTCAGATGAAAGCTCCAACCCGGATCCGGGATACCGGGGACGGCCAGGTGCGCTATCGGTGGGTGGAGACTGGACCGCTGGAGCACTATCAGCACGCCCAGGCCTACGACTACCTGGGTGCGGACATCGCTCGGAAGAATCCCCCGGCGGCTGGCGGGGGGGGAGGTTGGCGACAGGGAGAGCGGGTTGTGGTCGGATTATGACCGGTATTCTGGTTCCTAGTTGGAGAGGGTGTGAGGATTATGGTGATATAGGAGAAAAAGATTGCAATTGAATTGCTCGCTCCCTTACTCTAAACATATCGGCACGCCCACCGATGAAAGTACTCAATGGGCAACTATTATAAAGTATTTTATATAGCAATATCGCGGATAGTATATCTGATCCCACTCATGTGTGTCATAATTTGCGCCAGAGGTGCAATAGCAGGCGTCATTCAGAACAAACAGATTCTTCTCGAAGAAATTTGGAGAACAGATCCTGAACAAGAGCCATACTTTAGATCACTCTCTCATTTCATAATCAATAATAACCAACTTTATGTTTTAGATAGGCTGTCCTCGACCATCTATGTCTATTCTATTGAAGGAATACTTACGCGTACTATAAGACTCGAGGGTGAGGGGCCTGGAGAAATATACAAGCCGGCTACAATGATGCTTCTTTCAGATAGGAGCATTGGTCTTCTCTCTATTATGGGACCTAAGTTAATCTTTATAGATATGGATGGATACCCCTCATATGAATTCGGTAGCTCGGAGATTGAATTTTACAAAGACACATCCGATGTTGCAAATTCTTACCAGGCTGAATTTTGTGATGGTCGAATAGTATTAGCCGGCGAGCAAGCTATAAAAGATCGTCTATTTGTGTCATCGTATGACTTGAGTGGATCATTTGTTATGAACTACATGGAGATTGATGCAGGCTCCACGCCGGGAGTGCTTATCCTTGATGAGAGAGATTCATATTTACTAAGAGATAAACCCTGGTGTCTCGGTGCTGGAAGACGAGTCTATATTTCGGAACAGAGGGTTGGGGTTGATCACTACAGCATCATTGTATTCGAAGATGAATACAAACTTTTTGTTATTAAACATCCATTTGTTTCTCGTAAGCGAACGAGGGCAGAGATTGAACTACTCCGCACAGAGCCTGTGGGAGGCAAGCGTGGTTATGCAATATTAACCGGTATGGGAGGCAAAGTAAGAGTCGATGACTACGCCCCGGACATAAAAGAACTATTCGAAAGAGACGGCATTTTGTGGGTACGGACGAGTATAAGCGATCTAACAGAGAACATGAGGACATATGATCTATATGACCGTAGAGGAAATAATCATGGCTCATGTGATGTTGTCTTCTCAGGGATAAATTGGAAGAAGGATCAAGTACATTTTGTAAATGACTATGTGATCGTAGTTAAAGGCGAGTACGACGCCAACAATCCTGGCGTCGATCCTGATCCTGATCCGTTGCAGTTCATCATCACGAGAGAAGCAACACCGTGATAATATGTTATATTATGGCATATATGCTCGTTATGTTAATCGGCTGCGCTGGAACGCAGCCCAATCAAGCGACCTACCCACGATACATATATACTCAACAAGAATTTAGAATTTGCATCTCTCAGAAAACGACATGGTTTAATCCGGTGGCATTCAGGAATGAGATGCGTGAAAAAGAAGAACAACTAAATAATATGGGAGCACCGGGAAACGTCATCAGCGAATTTAAAAATTTACTACCACGTGTGCGGGGAATGGAGCTCCTGATGGAGCGAGAGATAAATGACGAGACGTCTTCTTTTCACTACATAGGAATACAATTAAAACCAGACACGCGATTAAAAGTACAACAAGGTGCATTCAGGGTCATATTGAATAATCCAGGAACAGAACAATCAGAAGAAGTGGCCGATGAAGGCGTCCTTGTATTTTACTGGGTGGGAAGAGATCGAGCATTCTATGATTCATCACACTGCGAGTATGAACTGTATAGAGAACTACAAAATCTGGAATCAAACATACCGCTTGAAGCATATATACGACTACCCATAAAGTATGTAGGATGGACAATCAGTGGTATGATACTGGATCCGAATAGGATCCAGATCGTGTCAAAATGATCAGGGCCATAACACCAGTTATAATATTCAATGGCCTTGATTGAAGCAAGTGAAAGGAGGTGAAGAATGAAAAAGGTACTCTTACTGGTATGTTTGGTGATAGTGCTAACCGCGGTGTCGACACCCATGGCGACAGTTCAGGATGCTCATGCTATGACGCCACTCGGATGCACTACCGCTGCTGACTTTGGCTGGGCTCACTGGGGCTGGAACATGATCTGCTTCTACGAAATGTATGACTTAGGAGGATGGGAGGAAATCGATCCAAATAGCGAGTGGTGGTTATAGCCTCGGCTAAATCACTAAGAACGCTATATGATTGAATATGGTGCGGCTACGGATGCTGGTGTTCCGTAGCCGCATTGACGGAAAATGGGGATTTACTACGCAATTGAGGCCGTGAGGTGACCCGGTGAATAGATATAATCCATTTGGCAAGGATATTCGAGAAATCCAAGCCGCTGATCTGCAGATGCTCGGATCTGTGTCCGAGGGATGGTACGTGGAATACAAGCGCCAGGTGCCATGCTCAAAGAGTATTGCTAAATCGATCAGTTCATTCGCAAATCAATACGGTGGTTGGCTATTCTATGGAATCGTAGCGGACACAAATGGAAACAACATGCCGACTTCCTATCCGGGCATTGATATCAATGAGTGGAGTCGTGAGCAGGGACGTATATCATCGGCGGTAGCGGAGCATGTATTCCCTGCGCCGTTCTTCGAATGTAGGTTTATTCGGGGTCCTGCTGATGATGTGGAGCTTGAGGACGGACGTGGGATCGTCGTTGTGTACGTTCCACGTGGCACCGATGCCCCGTTTGTGCACTCGTCTGGGTGGATCTATCGGCGAATCGCTGATCAATCAACCCCTGTTCCAGAGAAGGATAGAGCCGCGTTAGATCAGTTATGGCGGCGCAGAGACGAAGCCCGCAGGGAGCTACGAGAATTCCTGTTGCGGGGACCTGAGTTGTCCGATACGGAAACGGAGTTGCCCCACCTAAGCATCTATTTTTTATGTGATCCCCTAGGAGATAGAGGATTTAGGACTACTCTTGATATCGAAGGATTTCGTGATATCGCTCAGAGCGTAGACTCGCGCTATTTGGATTTCCCGCTGGATTCGGTTTTTTCTGGTACAGACAGCTATTTTGGGCGGCAGTGCGCCGACAACAATAGTGCCGGATTCTGTCCAATCCTTCGACACTACTTCGACGGAACAACAGTGGTGTCGCTACCGATTAGGACCTATCCGCTCGACAGTTCTCAAGGGCGCCGGGAATTGCTTAGATATGAGAACGGCCAGAGATTCCTCGACATTCTTTCTGAGCACGGTATGGGGACGGCTCATTGGATCGACTTGAACATCTTGCTCGCCTTGTATATCGGAGCCTACATTAAGCATCGCAAGTTCTGTGAGCGAGGCGGTATTGCGGCACAGACATTTACGAAGTCACGGTTTTCATCGCTTTGGCGAAAAATCCCATATATAGATGCTGTGAGTTACTTGAGTGTTCTGGAAACGCACGGAATCCCTGTCATTCAGGAAGATGAGATATGGTCGCCGCCGACTCTGGAACTTGATTCCTTCCACAGTATCGAATTCCATGATCTTGCCGAAAGTGATTCAGGTGCCGTGAATGCTGCGGCTGCATGGGGTCGATCACTTGGCGCTCTGGGGCTTAGATCCTTGGTTAGTCAGGAGGAGATCATCGTCGAATTGCTGGAGGCCCTCACTCGTGGAATAGAAACTCACCGCGGGGGTACGGAGGGGCCTTGAAAAGACAAGGGGTGAGTAGACACTACAGTCGGACGAATTACGAGGATGCTTCCAGTGACGACTGAAGTCGATGCAAGTCTAGAGGCCATCTTTCGGGAATTGTTAGACGCGGCTGAGGAATCGATTCTCCTCTTGGGTGCAGGTGTTAGCATGCAGAGTCCGGCCTCTCTAATGGGAGCGACCGAGTTCAGCAATAAGATGCTATACTATCTATCTGCTGATCTCCCAGCAGCAAGGCGAGCTTTCTACGGAATTCCTCCTTCGCATCTCTCCTCGACTCCCCTTTCGATAAAGAGACTGATCGAGCAGGTGGGTGCAGAGTACAACTTGTCATATCTGTCGGCAGACTGCATTCGGATGGAGACCATTCTTTACTCCGGGTGGCTGAAGGCAGGTGACGCAGTTTTTGAGTCACTGGAGTGTTTCCGGGGTCGTCAGCCGAATGCATATCATCGGTTTGCCGGGAGCTTTCTCCGTCGTGGTGGCACCGTCATCACCACTAATTTCGACACGCTGATTGAAGACTCCCTTCCCAGCGATATTCGAGTACCCATCATCCAGGGATGGCCCAAGGACTACCAGCAGGCACAGCACTCCCTCATCAAGTTGCATGGGACTCTCAGTGCCGGTCCTCATGGAGCACATCAAATGGCAGCGACGCTACGTCGCGTAATGGCACCGCCGCGGGCAGGCCAAGAGATCATCTCGAACCTCATAAGCCAAGCAGCTGTCCTCACGGTCGCTGGCTATGGTTTTTCGGACCACTTTGATGTAACCCCTTCCTTGCGAAATGCAGACCCCCGTCGTGCAATCGTTCTTGAATATCTGCATGGGGTGTTGCGCATCGATGCAAGTAGCCCATTAAGTAATAAGCTTGCCGCCTTATTGCCATGGAGTACGCTTACTATAATGACGGGTGATAGCTATCCGTCTCTACTTCGAGTGATTGGACCCGACACAGGTCCAGCAATGTCCGTACCCTCAGTAGTTTTGGAGCAGTGCATCCTCGGGCTACCATCTTGGCAACGTGCGCAAATACTTGCCGAGCTGGCCGTATTTCTTGGTCTTTATGCCGACGCGGTCGCGTTGCTAGATGATGCTCGTCCTCCAGCGGACATTTCGTTGAACGAGAAAATCAAGTATGACATTCTTGTGGCAGATGTAGCTTCCGATGCTCGCACGCCGAGGACGATCACAGCATTGCGTAAAGTCTGTGTTGATGCCAATGGACTGCCTGCAAGCGATTATACCAGTGTGGTCTTACACGTTCGGGCACTCGCCAGTCTGGGGAGAGAGCGCCTGAGACATAGACAGACCGTGCGAGCTGTTCTAGCTTATGCTCGTGCCTGGAGGACGGCACGAAGTCTGAGCAGGCTGGCAAGGTCCGTTGAAGAGAAGGAGGAGGCGGCCGAAGTAGTTCAGGTATTGATTACTTACGGTAGCCTCGCATTTCCTCGGATCCTCAGGAGGATTGGGATTCACTTGACTGCACGGCTACGTGGTCTCCCTGGATCGATAGCTCCGGACGTTGCGCTGCTTTGGCAGCGCGAGACGCGACGAGAATCCACGATAGAGAACATTTTATATGCACTTGAATCCATGAATATGGTGGCAGTGTATTTAGTCATGGTTGGGCGCAGAGAGTTGAAGGATTTAGAAGCAGCTAAGCGACTGGCAACGACCATACGAAGCCGTGTATGCGGCTTTGGGAGCCGCATTGCTTTAGCGAGGTATCATCTTCAGATGGGCAACATCGCTGCGGCACAACAGGAACTGGAGGAAGCCAGAGATCTGGTAGAGGGTGGGTCTGCGCACATGCGGCGACAAGTTATGATCGGAACGTGCCTTTGCTCTCTATTAACAAAGCGGATACTGGCAGGCAGGGAGCGTACCCGTACAAGAGTTGCGCGTTGGATTGCGCACTTGTGGGATGCGGTAGCTTGGACTGGTGTGGGTTAGGTATGTGTGAAGGTAAGCGAACGCTAGCGTGCATACCCGCTCGTGATGAGGAGCGGCTTACATCGGTCGTTGTGCCGCTTGTGAGTATGGTCAGGAGGGTCCTCATCATAGATGACGGATCCATAGAGACTGTGGTTCCATGTGCTGGTGCCATTGTTCATCGCTTCTCGCCGGGGCGAGGGTATGGCGACGTTGTGCAGCACGGAATAGATTCTGCAATAAAGGGGGGATATGAGAGCGTCATATTCGTGGACGGCGACGGGCAACATGACCCGCAGTATGTACCTCGATTACTAGATGGTCTGACGAACCATGATGTTGTTATTGGTAACCGAATGGATCCGGCCAGCCCGGAGGTAGGTCTTAGGCAGGAGGAGTGGCGACGTCTTATAATCCAGCTCTTCTGTGCAACAATCGCGCGGATATGGCCACAATGTGGTATCCGTGATTGTTTCTCAGGGTTCCTGGCATTTCGCGTTGGCAGTATTCCATCAACTCTTGACTTGCGAGGTAGCGGATACAGCAGCCCAATGCGAATGTGGCCCTGCATCGCCGCTGCCGGTTTGCGAGTTGCCCACGTTGTGGTACCGAGGATTTACCTCAAACGGCAAACCGGAGTCGTGAAGGCATATGCGAGCATGAATGAACTTGCGATGCACATATTTGGGGAATTCATTGCGGCGTCAAGTGTGCATCTTGGGTGTTCAGCTGATTCTGTGACGGCGGTTATCAGGAGCGAGGTAGGTCGCAAGGAATATTCAGCGATAAGAGACTGGGTTGCCGCCGGTTTGGGCGGGGATAGGGGCGCAGGTGGATTGGGCATGCATCGTGCCGACATGGAATAGTGGAGATGTGATTCTGGACTGCCTTCGGTCGGTGGCAGGGCAAGCGCGGCAATTTGACGAGGTCATTGTAGTCGACAACGGATCGTCAGATGAGACGGTTGCCATTGCCAGCCGCTGTGGGATAACGCAGATGCTTAAGTGGCCTCACAATATGGGCTTTGCTGCAGCCGTCAACGCTGGGATTGGTGCATCGCGAGCAAGTGGAATCGTGTTGCTCAACGCCGACGCAATTCTAGACGAAGTTTTTCTTATGGAAATGGACAAGACAGCCGAGTTTAGACCGGACATCGATCTCTTCGCACCAAAAATCATGCTCACTGGGGATTATGCAGGTCGGATAGAGAATGTAGGTAACGGGCTGTGGCTGGATGGTCTAAACTGGTGCCTGGGTCGAGGAGAGCTCGATGGTGGACAATACGATAAAGATTATATCCCAATATTTCCAAGTGGCGCCGTATGCGGATTCCGAAGGGTTGTGTTTGAAGACATTGGCTGCTTTGAGGAAGCCTACTTCGCTTATGGAGAGGATGCTGAATGGGGTCTGCGCGCTTTTTTAAGAGGGCGCAAGACTATTTTCGTACAAAGGGCCTTGGCTAGGCACCTTCTGTCTCACTCATTGGGCGAGGGTTCGGCCCGAAAGCTATATCTGGCTGAACGTAACCGGGCACTCACAGTGTGGAAGCATTATCCAGCCATACTGGCGTTGATGAGTGTTGTCTTCTGTTGTCTACGATATGCCGGGTGGCTTACATTACGATTGGAAGGGTCGCGTGTTAGGCCATTACGAGGGAGTCTAGGGAGATGGGGGATGATGCGGACGCTAATCGCGTCGCAGGTGGACGCGCTGCGACTTATATGTAGTGGAGCGGGAGGAGAGCGCAAGGGAGGAATTAGTACTGTTGCGTTCTTGAGGATGACATGGCCCCATCTGGTTAGCTTGCGAGATGTATGGATGAAATAGCATTCGGTTCCTGCAGTGTGATGTCGTTCTCGCCTTGAACGACGCTCTGGACCGCGATATACTCATCCTTGCTGTCGTAGAACATCTGAGATTGACAGAGTCGTGGCCGATGTCATCCGAACCGAGGTCCAGAGTCGGAGATGGCTCCTACGATTCTGACGGTATACAATTAGTAAGTGTTCGTCAGTCCTGACTCGATGTGGATCGGTGTGTCGAGTCCCAGTAGACAAGGATGTCGAATTCGCTGCCCGGTTCGTGAGAAGAGGATATGCCCGAGCCCGCATAGCTCATCCAGGGCCCCAGCCGATTCGGCATTTTGAATTCTGACTCTACGAAGTATAATCTGCACCCGGAAGCCGATAGTGAAGAAAGGAGCCCCATGCCGAAACAGAAATCCAAACCCGCTTCGCGGCCGACCGCCGCCAAGCGCAATCAGCTGGCCGCCGCCCGGGCCAAGTTCAAGAAGATCGAAGCCCACCTCGCCATCCTCGACAAGGAGTACGCAGCTGTTCAGGTCGCTACGGGACAGCTTGTGGCGGCGCTGCTGGGAGGTGCTGCGCCCGGTGTGAAGGCGTCGGCGGCCGCTAAGGCGTCCGGTAGGTCGTCCAAAGCAATTCGGATTCCGCAGGTCCAGGTAGGGCGGAAAACTAAGGCCGCCAAGGCCAAGCCCGACCACAAGCCGAGGGCCCGGGTAGCGAAGAAGGTTAAGGCCCCCCGCCAGACCGTCGAGTCCGTGGTTGTCGCCCTGCTCAAGGCCAACAAGAAGCCCATGGCCTTCCCCGAGATCATGGCCACGATCCAGAAGAAAAAGCTGATCAAAACGAAAAGCGCCAACTTTGCCAACGTGCTGCGGCGGACGATCTCCACCAGTGGAACGATCAAGCGAGTGGCGCGGGGGACGTACCGAGCCTAGACAATTGGACCTGGATCTGATACGATTCTGTCTCGCCCAGACCCTCGCCCGGCAACCGCGCCGCTTCTCTCCCGAGGCGGTGCGGTCTGTTTAGAAGTGAATGACTCCAGCGCCAACTTCGCCAATGTGCTGCGGCTGACGATATCTTAGTTATCCGATTTCAGCATGCGCCTTTTCCGAAAACATGCGATGATCTGCCAAGCACTTAAGCGTAAATTAGCATGGTATCCATTCTATCTACATGATAATTCGATTATTAGTGCCAATTCTTCTCTGCAAATTTATCATTTTAGGACTTCCCGAAAAGTACACAGAGCGTTATCCTGTCATTGAGCGCGAAGTCCAGCGGTGATTCTGACAAGAGGGTGGAGAGAATGGCAGCAATGCACCCCGACAATCAAGTTCCAGAGGCTGATAAAGACAGGATTTATAAAGGCGACTGCCTTGAATTACTCCGTCGCCTTCCGGATGAGTGTGTCGATTTGATCGTATCCTCGCCGCCGTATAACCTAGGAAAGGAATATGAGGCAAAGGTAGCACTGGAGCACTATCTAAACGAGCAGCACAACATATTGCAGGAGTGTGCTCGTGTGCTGAAAAGTACGGCTTCGATCTTTTGGCAGGTTGGCGCATTTGCGGATCGTGGCGCTCTTATTCCTCTCGACATTCGATTTTTCCCAATGCTTGAGTCATTGGGATTAATACCAAGGAACAGGATTGTATGGGCTAGACAACATGGGCTACACGCGACCCGCAAGTATTCGTGTCGGCATGAGACAATCCTATGGTTTACGAAATCAAACGATTATATATTTAATCTCGAATCAATTCGGGTTCCGCAGAAGTACCAAAATAAGAAACATTACCGGGGCGAAATGAAGGGGCAGCTTTCATGTAACCCCAGCGGCAAGAATCCTGGCGACATTTGGATGTTTCGAAATGTCAAACATAACCATGAAGAGCAAACATTACATCCATGTCAGTTTCCAGAGGATCTTATTGCACGAATCCTATTGAGCACTACTGTGACAGGTGGTGTAGTTCTTGACCCATTTATGGGAGTAGGCACTGTTGCGGTCGTTGCGCGTGACCATGGGCGGCATTATCTCGGTGCCGAGATTGACGCGAGGTATTGCGACGTAGCATTACGTCGCTTGAATGGCGAGCCTGACGAGAAAGGTCGTTTTCCTAATCTTAAAACTTTACGCGATTATATTGAACGGACTGGAAAACCCATCGAAGACTTCCGGTTCGACGTTCAGGTGGGCAACTGTCCGACCGAGAGGAGCAAAGCCAAAATATACTCAGAGGAGCACCATCTTCAAGAGCTCGAAAACAGATTGAACTATGAGGAATCAGTGTTTGCTGCAACTCTACGGGGAGCCGAGCCTCCTGTTGATCTGTTGTCGAACGGTGGGCCCAAAAAGTGCCATAAAACAGCGAAGAATCAAGATTCTCTGTTTGAACCTTAGGCTCAATCGAAATCAAAAATGCACCGGCTTTTTGCTCCTCGTCCAGATCGAATCATGCATTGGCGATTAGTGCGAATAGCCACCGCTCGGGAATAGCGTGCGCTTTCATATTCTGTGAATGTGGCCATAATAGTTGTCCCTTCATGCTCAAATAGACCAACTAATCGAATCGGTATGCCGATGATGTGGTTGCTGACCAAAGCGGACAGCTGATTCTCAGCATGCTCATAATACAGAGTACTATTTGATGAGGGGAACATATGCGCCTTCGTGATGAGTATAAGCAATCCAGTAGGTCGGCCCGAAAGTGGATGGTGTGACCTAAAGAACAACTCAGAGCGTAATGCGTTGTTAAGTAAAAATGGATAATTTGAGAATTGTGCTTCTACGATTACACCATCCTTTCCGAAGTCTATATTAGTGCCGAGGAAGCTGTTCTCCCTCGGTATGGGGATGCAGGGGGACCAATCACGGTGGATGAGCCCGGCTTTAATGTGCTCATTAGTGCCAACCGGATCGAAGATCGGTGAGCCTTGGATCCCGGCTTGGTCTGAAGATTTAACGTGGAGAGGCATCGCGGCTAATACGTCATGAACATCACTCCACTGGCTCGCGAATTGCTGATCGATGATGTTGTCGGCACTGTTGAAATCCACAAATCGAACTACCATGGTCCCCCCCATGAATAAACCACGAGTCGCAGACGTATATCATTGCCTCGCACAAGTGAATAGCTCAAAGCAGCAGCTCACGCGGTTCATGTGCTGGCTGCTGTCTGCGTGCCTATTAGCTTCTGCATCAAATTGTACTGTGTGGTGGAGTGCTCGCCTACCCTCATGTTAGATTAATAGCAGCTAACGCCCGCCCCGAGGGCATAATGACGACTGAGTTCTGTAATTCTTGAACTACTATGAACGCCGGTCCAATAGAGCGGCAACTGCGAGATTCTACATCGCAGCTATGAGATTGACGGACTGTATTGCGGAGGGATATTCAGGTAAATAATAGTTTCAATATCGATTGACGATGGCTGGTGGTTTAACTCTTCAGGCAGGCGATACCCAGAACTTGCTCCTGCTCAGTCTCCGTCATCTCCAGTATCCCGACGACCTTTGCGAATTCCAGTGATTTCGGCAACCGCCATCTTGAACTCCACTCTCAAATCCTGGCTCAAGCCACGACCTCATGGGCTTCCGCGATGTCCTCGGCCAGCGCCTGGATCCCGGTAAATCAGAAGGTGATGGCCGCGGTCTCACGCTCGGCGTCAATATCAACCCGCTCGACGAGCAGGGCGATGACGCGATCCTGCTCGCGGGGGAACAGGCAGGACCAGACCTCGTCGAATAGGGGCAGCGCCCGGGCCAAGTACTGGCGGTCGACCAACTGGCCATCGAGGACGGAGAGTTCCTCGGCGATCTCCACCAGCCGGGCCTCAATCCTCCCTACATGGACCTCGCCGCTCCCACGGTCCCGTAGTCGGTTTAACTCGCGGTCCAGCCGTCGCCGTTCGGCGACCAGGGTGGGCCTGGCGCGTCGCCTTGATGGTTCGCAGCTGGGCCAGCGTCTCCTGCTGTAGGCCGGGGTCGCGCCCGATGCAGGTGATCCGCTCGACTTTCAACAAATACACGTAGATGATAATCTACTTGATCGAGAAAAGATTCTTGGTAAATACGCGCACCCTTGATCATGGCTGAATTTAATAATAGGCATGGATAGGACCTGGGAGGTTAGATTAATTACGCAAGGCACTCCGTATCGCATCAGCCCATTGTTGAGAACGCCCAGCTTGGACGGTCCGATGCAAAAGGATTTCGACGAGTAACACATCCCAGGTAACCCCGCGTGATATACATAGAGAAACAAGGCGTTGCACTTCGTCTCTACGCAGGCCTAATGCAAATAAGTGAATTGCGACATCCAGGTATCCCCATCGATTGCGAAGCTCCTCGGCTCTTGCAACCGGTACTAGTTGCCAAAGCTGATTGATCTTACATATCCCTTCTCTCCGCTGGTGTCCCAGGCTCATGCGCTTCTTGATGGGGCGGCGTCCGAATTCTACTTCGACGGCCTGGAGAATATCTTCCGTTTGTCCTGTGCTAAGGTAATCATTCTCATGCAGGTGTGACTGCTGCATGTTGGTCACCAATTGATCACACCCGCCCTCTGCAACGCTCTGGCCAGTTATCTTGCATATAAGCTCGTCCAACAGCTTATAAGTTGTGGCCAATGGACTACAGTGCTCGGCAAGGGTACGAGGCGCGATCAAAGCACCGAATACCATGAATAGCCCCGCGCGTCCACTTAACTCATCTCGAACCGTGGTCTTTGTAGTAGTGGCCGCTATGACACTCTCTTCAAAGGGGAACACCTGAAGATTGAAGGGCACCCTAGAATTATCATCAAGCACGGGACTTAAAAGCCTGTGAAGTAATACTCCGGTGTTGGATGCTATTCGCTCGGATCCCCATAGCAAGTCGATTTCTCGTTGCGTTATCGCCATCGGGGTAAAAATGAATGGTTGTACTGAACTAGGAGTAGTATAGATACTCACGGCTCACCTCAGTTCTTTGTTCGACGGGGTGATGCGAACACAGAACTCTCAATGCACCGAAGCACGACGTCCGTGTTCCATCCCTCGAGTGCACTACAATAAACAACACGTGACGGTATCTTACGGCCTGCGCACGCCTTTTGTACACTCGCAATGTGCATCCGGAAGATTCCACCGATTGTAGCTTCGGCGTCTCTTGCATCTTTCTCTGAGAACAGATCGCTCTTGCTGATGGCGATAATCACCATTTGTGGTTTTGGAACCCTATCTGCGAGCAGCATACCTATCGGCAAGTTGAGATATCCAAGCTGTTGTTGAATGAAGAGTTCATCGATTTTCTCTTCCCGCGAACTGCTGCGAGTAACGGCCCTTGCCGTTGTAGCCAACAGAATTATCCAAACACTCACTTCGCGAGAGAACAGCCCGGTACCAGTCAAGGGGCGCCTTAGAATTGCATTTATATGATGTTCCGGCGAGCCCCCTGGAAGATCAATGTAAACGGGACTCACTTCGTAGCGTCCCATTGGCTTGGGTATAGTGCTTTTTAGTGGTCTTGGCGGGATCTGAGTCCGCTCAATGTGCTCAAGCTCTTCACGTGTGACATCGGGATTGGTGAGACGTGTCCACAGCCAACTCTTACCGGATGAATGCAAGCCAAGAAAGATGAGTGGAAGCCGGCGACGGCGCAAGACTCGGAGGAGCCACTTCAGAAGAGCGAATGCGGTGACACAAACTGTTCCGATTCCACCCCAGAGAAGAACCGCAGCTTTTATACGATCCCGAGTCCAGAGATTTCTGCGAGACGCGTTAGTAGATGAGTCGATCGAGGCCGAAGCCCAAAGGCCTAAATGAGACTTTTCTGCGATCTGTTGCGCAGCGGCAAATGGCGATGTTGTGTCGGCATGGTTCTTGAGCCGAGCAAAGCCTAATTCCAGAAGTACGAGATCCCAGTCCCGATTGCCCCAGAAGACGGTTTGCAGCGGGTTTGGCTTATCAAGAAGATGGTCCCAGACAGCGATATTGCCTACAGCAATTGTATGATCCGCTGTCTTGCGAAATTCCTGCACATAAATAGAGTCACGGGTGATCGAACGTACCCAGTAGGTACTTAATCGATCTTGTGAATGCGATTCGGAGGTGACGCACAATGAAGTGATTATGATGATGGTGAAGGCGAACAGCCGACCTGACACGAGCTTCATGTTCCCCGACCTCCAATAGAAGTGACTATCAGAAATTATACTGACCCGTGAAGCTAGATACCGCCACGAAGTATCTCGCGAAATGCTGACGACAAGTTGCTGGATCCTACTGCGAAAGCAACATCTAGCAATAACTATAGCTGCGAGAGTACACTGAGACGAGAGTGGTGTAAACAGTTAAGGACTGTAGCCGCCAGTTGAATTCATGGGAATATTTGAAATGAAAAAGAGTGTCTGGCAGCTTGCCCTATCATCCTCCCCTCTCCGCATCCCACATCCCTAGCAGCATGTCGACCTTGCTCACTCTTACGCGTGACACCCCACACATTTGGTCACGCTGACAGATCCGCGACCTCCCCGCTGCGCACCAACCCGTCGATCCAGTAGGCGAGGGCCAGATTTCGGGCCTTCCTGGCCGTCCGACCCTGCCGCATGCGCTCGATCCTGGTAGAGGGGTCGGCCTCCGGCTTCGGTGCTGGCTGCCGGTTACTGGTCGTCATCTTGAATTACACTCTCAACTCCTGGCTCAAGCTACGATCTCCTGTGCTTAGGCGATCTCTTCGGCCAGCGCCCGGCTCCCGGTCGGCCTGAAGGTAATCACCACAGTCCCGCGCTCAGCGTCAAAGTCGATCCGCTCGACGAGCAGGGAGATGGCGAGGTCCTGCTCACGGGAGAACAGGCAGGGCCAGACCTCTTCGAACAGTTGCAGCGCTCGAGCCAAGTCCCGGCGGTCGACCGTCTGGCCCTCGATGATGGCAAGCTCATCGGCACCGTCTGGATCGCCGAATCTTGAACCAGACCTCCGGAGAGTTCGATGTGCGTAACGTTTGGGGAGCCAATCCTTTTTCAGCGGAATTCGACATACCTTCCGGTTAACGGCGTGGCCCGGGGCGAGAGCTTCCGGGCTTTTCGTATATCCCCAAGTTTGGCAACGGATTGAACGGTTCTGGCGGGTGGGGTCGGATTCTCTGGTTTGGGAGGAGAGTTTGGGGGTCGGTGGGAACCGTTATGGGTCACGATTGGACCCCGTTGAGGGGCGGGAAAACTCTCCGAATCTCCGTTTCACACCCCTCT